GATCTCGACGCCATCCACTTCGAACCCCTGCTTGGTTTCGATGTACACGCCCTGCTGCCCTTCGAGGTAGCAGTACTCCACCGTGTCCACCTGCGCCGGGTCCGCGATCAGATACCAGCCAGTCGCACTGTTGGCGTCGAGACGCGGCTCGACGATAGGCACCAGGCTGCGCACCCACTCCGGCACGACTTTGGTCGCGTCAGCCGAGGCGATGTTGATCGGGTACACGACCTGGAGCATGTAGGTTTCGAGGGCCGTCGGCACCGCGATGAACCGCGGAACCAGATTCAAAGGAGTACCCTGGGGCCCCTTCTGCTGGCGCAGAGCCTTGCGGCCATCGCCGAGGGCCACCAATGCCACCGCGCCGGCCACGGTGGGGTCGATGCTGCTGGCAGCCCCGGTGAGCAGGTTGTTGTGTCCAGCCGCAAACAGGGCAGTGGACGTCTTATCGCCGGCATAGATCGCCGCCGGATTCGACGTGATGATCGCCCAGACCGTGTCCGATTCCAGACGCGCCGCAGCGACGCCCAGCAGGGCGGGGACGCGAGTGAACGCCTGGAGGTCGTCGTTGATGATGACCTTGCGAGTCAGCGCCACAATCTCGCCGTAGGTAGCGAGCTGGTAGCTGACGTTGTTGTCGGTGAGTTGCGCCCGGTGATACTCGCCTTTTTCATTCAACTGCTGCAGCGAGGGCGCATCGGCCAGCATCACCCGATTGATGGGCTTGAAGTCCTGCGCCGTCATCTGGCGGCAGAACGGCTGGAACGTGCGGGGGTAGGCTTCGTAGCCCTGCCGCAAGGTCTTGTTCGCGACGTTGGCCAGGATCGCGGGGAAATCCGAAGTGGACTCGGCGCCGCCATCGAAGTATTCCACGTCACGCGACGGCGCACGGAGAGCCACGTCCGCGATCCGCGTAGTGTCCCAACCCCGCGGATCGACACCGCGAAGTTGGAGATACTCCTTGGCCATGTCGATGAGCTTGAAGTTGCGGTACTCCCGCGCCATGTCCTGCGCGTCGGCCTGCTGCTTCTCCCCGCAACCGGCCAGGAACTGGCCGCTCATCGGATGCCGATTGAGGAAGAACCGGCTGTCGGCCCGCAGCAGCATAGCGGACTGCATGCACTCCAGACGCTTCACCATGACGTCCTTCCCACCGCCAAACGTCGGGATGGTAGGCGGCGGGTTGAAGACCCCGCCGGTGGCGTCCCTCTTGCCTTTCGATTCCAACGCGGCAAACAGATCCTTCCGCGCCTGGTCCACGGACACGCCCTTCGCGATGAAATCGCTGATGACGGTTCCGTCGATCCCGTACTTGCCCACGGTGGCGCCCAGCGATTGAATCTCGCTGACGCGCAACCGCTCGGCAGTGACCGCCTCATCCCGCGCGGCGGCCAAAGCCTGTTCGTTCACTGCTCGGGCATCCGCGCCGGCGCCCGTTCCCTGCTGCGTTGTTTCCGTCATTGCAGGTTTCTCCTTTAGCGGGCTGATTGCCCGAAGTCGCTCGATCACTGCGGCGTCCGGCACGCCGAAAACTGCCATCTCCCCGCTCGGTTGAGCGTTCAGAAAGCACGTGTTGAAATCGGCGGGAACCGTGCACGGAGAGATTTCGAACGGTTCCCAATCTGTCGCCTTGAACATCCCGATCTCCTGGTTGTTCAAGTACGGAGCTTTCCCCTCCGGCATGCCCTCCGTCTGCATGTCGGTTTTCTCGCGCTTATAAATGAACGTGCCGAAACTGAGATTCTGGAGGATGCCGGTCGAGGCCTTGCGGAACATCTCCGCGCCGTCCGGATCGCCCATATCGAACTGGAGCGTGGCCATTCCCTTGTCGCCGTTGGGCCAGGCGCGCCGGACGACACCGACTTGAGCCCGCGTGCCGACGTGCCGGCCATGATCGACTTGAAATCGTCGCCGGTAAAGTGAGTGTCGAAGACCGGCGCGCCGTTGTTCAGCCGGTCGAGGCGGGCGCCCTCCATGTCGAGCTTCAGCATGTAAGGCTCGCCGGTCGAGCGGTCGATCCGCGGCACGAACGCCCCGCTGTACCAGACGACGTCGATAGTGCCGTCCTTAGGGTTCGCCGTCGATGGAAGCACCTGCGCGTCGGCGGAGAAGACCTCCGACTGGCGTCCGTCCGCGGCGGCGGCCTCTGCCCGATGAACTCCTGTTGCTGCCGGCGGGTCCGGCGTAGCGGGCGCGGCTCCACGGTCAAGTTGATGTTCCGTTAAAAGCGGCATCGACTGTGCCTCCTAGTTCTTCACCGCGTTCACGGCGATGTAATCGCTCTCGCCCAACTTCTGGATCTGATAAAGCTGCTGCTGGAGCCATGCCAGATGGCCTTTGAACTTGTCGTCGCCTTCGCGGTGCCACTTCGCGAGGTGCTGATAAAAGTGAAAGTTCGACATGTCGTCGCCCTCGTAGCACTGCTTACAGAGCACCGTGAATCGGGCAACGGCAGCCTGTTCGGCGGCGCTGGCGTCGGTGAGGATGTCACCGATCTTGTTGTGCGTCGCGGCGGGTTTGGGTTCGAGCACCGGCGCACCTTCCAGGAACAGCAGCCGGCTAGTGAGGCACTTCAGATGTTCCTCGCACTGGTCGTGAAGCTGTTTCAGCCCGTTGGCCAGATCGAGTCCCAGCCGTCTCACGTCGCGCTCGTCCGTGAAGTACTGGAGCATTAACGTGCCCTCGATTCCGATGGCTTCTTGCAAGCCGGTCATTACATCCGCATTTCCCTTCATCGGTTGTCTCCTTTTGCGTTCCCTGTCTATCCCCGATAAATCCGGGTGGTCGATTGCCAGTTGGTCGTGACGCGGCTGATGCCGGCGACCAGAAGCTCCCTGACCATCGCGAGGTCGTCCTCGGACAACTCGCAGACGCCAAGTCCCTGGCTGCCGGAGCCGCCACCAACCGGCTTGCTTGACGGTGTGCGCTCTTCGGTGTTGGCCGGCTGCTCCTGACCGCGCAGAGTCACGTTACGCGGATCGACGTCGAGAATAATCTCGTACTTGTCCACCAGCTTGTTGAACAGCGAAATCTGTTGGAGCTGCGTCGTCGGGTCGTACCCGTTCTCCAGCACCGCTTCGAACCAAGACTTCCGGCCAATGCGAACATCCTTCAAGACCGCCTCGGCGTCCTTTACCGGATCGACCGACTCGAACCGGGGCGCGGTCCACTGAACCTGCTTGAGGTTGATTTTCGGATCGTTTACCGCCGCCATCGGAATCTTGCCCTGCAGGATCAGCACGTCGATGAACCGCCTCCACACGGGCATGCAGCAAAGCGGCATCAAAGTGAGCCACCGGTAGTTTTCAACGGTGTTCCGGAAGCCCAGCATCCCGCCGCGCCAGGACGAATAGTTCACCTGCGACATGTCGCCGGTGCCGAGCTCATATGGCAGGCCGAGGCCCGCCATGATCCCCTGAAGCTCAGTCATTTTGTACTCGCGGTAGCCGCCCGCCGGAGGTGGGTTATTGAATTTGACATCCTGGCCGGGCTTCAAATACTCCACCATCCCCGGCTGGAACGTCTCGACCCCCGTTGTGCTCAACGGATCGGTGCCGGCGATGCCCACAGGATCGCCATCGATTCCTTCCGGTTGCGTCACGAAGGCGGCGACGCAGGCCTCGATCTTCTTCCGGACGCGCTCGGCGTCGCAGTAATCGTCGAGGTCGCGGAGCGCCATCATCACGGGCGCTAGCCACGGCGCGCCGCGCACCTGCCCAGGCCGGAGCACGCGATAGACGTGCATGATCTGGTCGGCTGGCACCGGCTGGCTGATGATGCCACCGCGCGGATTGAGGATCAGCACGCCACCCGGGTGATAGCTGAACAGCCAGTACGCCACGCGATGGCCGTCTTCGTCGAACTGAACGCCCTCCATCACGTGGCCATTTATCAACCCCATCGTTCGGGACTGATCGAGAAAATCTGCTTCGAGCATTTGCAACTGCAGTGGAACGCGGAGACCGGAATCGATGAGGCGCGGCCGGAATCGCAGAATGGCCTCGCCGCTCTCTGCCATGGTCCGAACGGTGAGCGTCTGCATGCCATAGAAGTCGAGGCGCTGCGGCTCGTCGCACTGCTCGCAGAACCACGGCCACTCGTTATCGATGATCGCGTCGATAGCGATGGCGCCGGTCTTGGCCTTCGGAACGATGCCCGTTCCCACGACATTACCGGCCAGCTCTTCGACGGCGCGCGCCGCATACGGGTTGTTGCGAACGAGCTCCCGGCTGCGGTTGCGCAGCCAGATGAGCGCGCCCATCAACTCGACGTTGGCGTCGCTCGATGCGGCGTACCAGCCATAGGCGCGGCGTCCGGCGGTGGCGCCTTCGTAACTGAAGCGTTGAGTGTGCCGGCGGCGATAGCCCTCGACCAGCTCGCCCACCACGCGCTGCACGGCGTAGCGGCCGGAGGATGAAGATCGCGCGGTCCAGTCGCGGCGCAGCAGCGGGATGGGGCGTCTTACCGCCACGTCAGTAGTCATCGAATCGCTTCAGCTTGAAACCCGGTTCCAGAATCAAAAAGTCGAGGCCGTACTTCTCCCTGACCTCGTCGAGCATTTCCTGGAGGTTGTTGTAGGAGTCCGGCGATATTTCGAAGTCGGTCTCGATCACATAGAGTTTGGCGGTCGGCAGCTTCGACTTTGGCCGAGGCTCCTTGGCCAGAGTCATGAAGCTCTTGGGGCCGTCGTCGCGCAAAGACGGACGGACAAACCGGCCTATCCGATCCAGGATCGTCACCGCGACTCCCGCCCGTCGAAAGTCTCCGCGTCCGGCCGATCCGCCGATGCCAGACGCAACTCCCGCGCCATCGCGTTGAGCGCCGTGTCGCTGAAGACGGCGTACCGCGATCCTTCGGGTTGGTCCTTCTCTGCGCCTTGCCGCTGCGTGCGTTCGAGCGCGTCCGCGATTTCCGAAATGCTCATCCGGTTATCCTTTCCTCACGTCGTGCCGCCGGAGCCCTGTGTCTTCTCGTCCGCAGCCGCCAAGCTGCCGTCCCTCATTTGCATCCCGATATTGGCGATCTTGACGTTCACCGTGTTGGCTTCCTTGTACGCCGCGTGGGCTTCGTCCTTCACCTGGCCAAGCTTCTCGATCACGTCTTTTTGATGGCCCCTCGCGTCCTCCAGTGCCCATCGGCGGTCGCGTGCGTCGGTATACCCCTTCCACAGCAGTCCGACCAGCACCGCCATGAAGCCGAACGCCTGGGTAATCATCAGGGCGACGTTCTGGGCCTGCGCCGTGCTGGCGGCGCCCTTCGCCATCAACGCCGCATCCTCCGCCGCTTTACGCGCCGCCGCTCCGTTGGCAGTGGCGATGATCTGGGCGGTAGCGGCGTCCGCAGCGGCATCGATGGCGGCGGCTGCAATCGTGCCGGCATCGAGTTTTCCGGACCGGCTGGCCGCGGCCGCCCGCGCCACGGCGGCGGCGTTCGCCTTCGCCAGTTCCGCAGCCAGTTGCTCGCTTGCCCGAGTAGAAGCGCCCAGAGCAGCATTCGCCGCGTCAAGCTGGGCTTGCAGCGCCTTCTCTTTCGCCGATTGGCCGAAGAGGCAGATGGAGAGCACACCTACCAGCAGGAGTTTCGGAATCGTCATGGTCTTCATGTTGGCCTTACCACCTATCGAACTGCGACGGGCCTGTCGGTCCGTCGCCGCGCTTCGTCTGCGCCAGCCGGACGCGCCCGCCCGTCGCGCCGCTCATCTCCCTGATGTCCTCTTCGATTTCACCCTTGGCCTTGCGCAACTCATCGATGGTCCGGTACTGGACCTCGCGGCCATCCGGGAAGCGCACGCGCAAAGTCGGATCGCCAATGGCCGAGTTGACCGCGTCCAGGTTCGCCTGCAACTGCGCCAGCGTTAGAGCCATGTGAGAACTCCGTCGTTCGCCTTATATTCGGGCCGCATATCTTTTTTTCCGAAAGTCCGCAGATTCTGCTTGCTGTCCGGGGCGAGAAGAGTGATGAATCGTGGTGCGCA